CGCCATCTCAATTTGCAGGGCTGTGCCCATGCTAGAGCCACCCTTTTTTTTAGCCTCTACAGCGGCCTTAGACGCGGTTGACTTGGCATCAAAATACTTGCCCAGCAAAGGGCCGAGCGAGGCTACGTCATCAACGGTCTTAGACGCTTGCTTGATGAGTTTGACCGCCGACTGTATGCCGGCTAGAGCTGTGATGGGATCAATCACGGAAAAGCCCAAAGAACAATATAACTACCCGCTATGATAAAACAAACCAGACAGGCCGCAGCAATGATTGCTTCTAGCCAGTCCATCATTTGTCAACTTTGGCGTCTAGTTTGTCAAAGATCTTGCCAAGCATTTCTTTGATTTCTCGCAAGTCAGCGCGGTAGTCATCCCGCGTGACGTAATTTAAAGGCATCGCCCGCACGTCGGTGTCCAAGCGCTCAATGGATCGGTAGATGTTGTTCAGCACCCAGCCGCCAAGGAACCCCGCCAAACTTACAGCAATGTTAAATAGAATTTGGGAGTCCATTATCTAGCCAATGCGTTTTGGTTAGTTTGTTTTGGAGCCAACTGGTTTGGTTGCTCCAACGCTTTTCCAACTTGCTTAGTAATTTGGCGAGTCCGAGCAAATTCCGCAGCCGTCTGAGCGCCTGGGATCTTAACTGGCAACTGTTGTAAAGCCTCAAGGCCACGCAAGACAGCGCCCGCTGTATTGCTGTAATTTACAGCGCCAGGCTCTTTGACCAATACATCTTTGATGGCATCGCGCAAGTCCATAATTTCATTACGGCCTTTTTTGCCAAACATGTAGACCAGTTTGTCTTCAGTATCAAGTTGATTGATAAGGGTGTTAAGGTTTCTAAAAGATGGCTGATCAGTTTTAGTCAGCATGTCTTTCATGTGCTGAATGGTCTGGCCTTGCAATTCTGCATACGCCTTTTCACCTTCTTTGCCACCTTTTTTAAGCAATTTGGTGACTGTGCGCATTTCTTCTAGTGAGCCGTCAAGCACCACATACTTAAACACATCATCAAGCGCTACTTGGCGGTCAGCGTAGCCAGCTTTTGTACCAAGCAATTTGTCAACGCGATAAACATCTTCAAACTCTTTGGCCAATTGCGCTCTGGATTGACGCGCTTTCTGATACAACTCACCGCCAGCACCTTCACCCATTTGGGTAATGATGTTTTTCATAGGCTTGGCATTTGCTGAGTCTTTGACCGTGCCGATCTGTTGGTAAATGTCTTCAAGCGCTCGAACTGAAATTGCTCCAGTGCCTTGCGGGTCATTCATTCTTAATGACTCAGCCACAGAGTCCAAAATTGGGTCTAATTTTTGACGTTGTGTTGGCGTTTTGGTTTCAATAAAATCAAGCAAACTTTGATAAGGCACTTGTTGTAATGTTTCGCCAGCTTCATCTGCTTTTTTGTACAACGCTTTGTATTGGTCATACTTTTTGGTGTACTCATCATTAAGCGTTTTATCAACAATCTTGCCAACAGCGCGCATTTGAGTCGGGTCAGCTACTTCAGCACCGATTTCATTGGTCATGCGTTCAAAGTTCTGAACAATGGCTTTTTGTTTGTTGGTTTCAAAAGCGCGCATCTGTTCAGCTAATTTGATCTTGGCATCTTCTGAAATGCCAGTTACCACACCACGGCGAACATCTGCCTCAAATTGTTGTTGAGGCAAGTTCTTAGTGCGCTCACCAAGTGTCGCAGGGATGTTCAAGCGTTGCAGGCGCTCTTGACGCATTAAGTCTTCAGAAGTAGATGCCGCACCAACGCCTGGCATAACAGGCTGTTGTTCGCGTGTCATTACTTTGGCCAAAGCATTTTGCACTGGCACTGTCGCCTGTCTCACAATGGGACGGGCAAGCACGTTAGCTTGTGTTGCAACCGCAGGAGCCAAAGCGTTAATAGTTGAGCCAGTTGCGCCAAATGTTGGAGGCAAAGCGCCAGTAATTGGCTGTAAGAACTCACCAACAGCACCTAAAGCCTGTCTAGCCGTTTGTGTGCGCGGTTGATACATGACAGACTTGGCAGCTTCTTCACCAGCGCGAATGCCTTCTTGAGTGCCGTATTTGCCACTAGCCAAAGTGCCAGCAAACCCAACAATTGGCGCAATGGCTGCGCCGCCCAATGTAGCGCCAACCGCAAATGGAGTTTCAATTGCACCCATAATGCGGTCACGCATTGATACTTCTGGTTCTTTTTTACCAGTTACAACATTTTCAGCACCTGGTATTGTTGCAGCAGAACCCAACCCAATGGTTTTGTAGAACTCTATTTTTGGAATCTTTGAATAAAATTTTTCATGCAATGAGTCGGCCAGAGTAAGGTCTGGCACGGCATCATATTGTGGGTACTGTGCGCGAAACTCTGCAAGTGTGGCCATTATTTAACTCCAGGTATTTTCAGCCCTAATGGATTGGTTGCCGTTGCATTAGGTATAGCATTATTACCACTGCCACCGCTTGACATTGTTTCAATAGCTTTCTTTGATGCTTTAGGCACACGGCCATAGGTGGTTTCAAGATTAGTTGTGGAGCGTTTCAACATGTCTTCAATGACTTTGGTTTGTTCATTAAAACCTTGTTTGGTTGTAAACTTTCCAGACCACGAAGCAGGGTTAGTTATTTGCGATTCAATGATGGACATGTCAGGGCCAGTCAATGCGCCAAGAGTGTACAAATCTTTGACGCCCATTAACAGTGCCGTGTACTTTGATGTCATGGCAGCTGTGTCTGCACCAGATGGTAAAAATTTAGCGCCTGTAAATAAATTTTTGTTGACTTCATCTTTAAAGTCTTTAAGTGAACCAGCAAGACCCGCCAATTGCAAATCGGTGTCATTAAATTTAACAGGCGCTTCTTTCTTGCTGCCTACAGGCATACCAGGCATTCTTGCACCAACCTCGGCAGGCACAGGCATAGCCGCCGCAGGCGCAGCAGTCCGGTCAAGCACACTTGCCATGCCAGGGATGGCGGCAACGCGTTCGCCCGGCATTCCCGCGCCTTGTTGACGCATGACGCTTGGGCCAGCCACGGGCGCAGCTGTTGGTGCAGCTGCCGGTGCAGCTTGAATACCCATTGGGCCATAAACCACTGGAGTAGCTACGCCTGTTCTAGTATTGACTGCCAATAACCCACTTGGGTCTTCTTGAATTGACATTGTTGGATTAGCTTGTTCAAACTTAAATTTAGCTTGAGCCAATCCAAGCTGACCAGCAGAGGTTGTTGCTTGTTTTTCTGAGGTAAGGTCAGCAAATGTTTTACCTTTGGTGTATTCGCTGCCAGGCACAACGGTAGCTGGGCCACCAAACGCTGATCTTGACATTAAACGTCCAGAAGGGCCAAGGTCTTGAGCAAAAGTTGTTGGCTTCAACTCGCTTGCGCTTGCGCCTTGGCTGGCCATAAATTGCTGGCGTTGGTCAACAGGCATGGCCAAAATTCGATCAGCCCCTTTAGCCATTTGCGCTTTTTCAGCGTTGGTAAACAACGGGTTGGCCATCAAATCTTCTTTGTATGCCGTAATGTTGGCATCCGATGGATTTTGGCTAGTGTCGCGTTGTGCTTGCGCAATAAAATCTTTTCTAGATTTTTGAATTTCAAATTCAGCTTTTCTTTGCGTCAAAGCTGCGGTGTCTTGCTTGGACAAAGCCTCGGCTTGCGCTGCGCCTGCTTTTCCATAGCGCAACAAATTTGTTCGCGTTTCTGGTTTAGCAAAATCAGCTTCTGCTAAGTAATTACGCAACCCTTCTTCCTCAGTACGAGCGCGTTCGTACTCTTGCATTTTTAATGCGTTTATTCTATTTTCTTGGTCAAGCTGTTTAAACTTCATAACGCCTGTCATTGCGTTCATTGGCGAGAACTGCGCCATGTCAAATTGCGCTGGCCTTGCACCAAGAATAATGCTGGGATCGAGTGGCATATTTGCTCCTTACGGCCTTGAAAGGTACTTGTTCATTAACTGATTTTGATTGTACATACCGTACATATTCATGCCTTGGCCTACGGCATTGCTAAAAGCATTTGCAGAACCAATCTGCCCCGCAGCCCTTGCGTTGGCTGCGCTAGTAAGCGCGTTAATCTGACCCGCGCCTTGTTGGCCGTAGATATTGCTCAAATTAGAGCCGTAGTTGCCATACATATTACTTATATTAGAGCCGTAATTGCCATACGCATTAGAAGCAGCTGATCCAGCCGCACCATAAGCATTGGCCGCGCCAGCGCCGTAATTGCCATACGCATTACTTAAGTTAGCCCCCGCCGCGCCGTAAGCACTTTGGCGTGCGGCGGCAGAACCCGCATACGCTGCTGAAGTGTTGGCTCCGTAATTGCCATACGCGGCAGAAGCTCCCGCGCCTTCTCTCGCGGCGGCGTTACTTACGTTTTCGCCGTAATCGCCGTACGCGGCGGAAGTGCCTGCGCCGTAATTTTGCAAGGCTTGTGAGCCGCCAGCGGCCATGTTACCCGCAGCCGCAGCTTGCCCAGCCGCAGCGGCTTGGCCACTTGCGGTCAATGCTTGTAAAGGAGATAACTGATTTTGGCGTGCTGTGGCAAAGCGGTTAAATGCGTTGCCGTACTCTTGCGCTTGAAAACCTTTGGTAGCTTGAAAACGATTAAACGCGTTTTGGTATTCTTGAGAACCCATCTCTTGACCAAATCGAGCAGCGGCTTTAAGCGCTCCACCTGACTGCAAACCGCGACTAGCAGCGCTTGAGCGCTCTAGTGCCTTTTGACCTTCCGCAACGCGAAACGCGTAGCCGGGGTCTTTTTCCATTTCTTGAGAATTAAATTCTTGAAACAGCGTGTTGGGGTCAAACCCTGGAACATTAAAAGTAGTTGCGGCAGAACCAAAATCTGACGCATTTTTATTGCCGCCTATGCCTAGCAGTTCAAGCAAACGAGTTTGACCAGCTTCACCCGCTTCTTTATATGAACTAAGGTTTTCAACCTGCTTGTTGTACAACTCGCGTTGCAAACCCAATATTGAATCAAGCGATTCTTTTTGCGCGGTAATTTGTCTTTCAAGCGCTTGCGCGGCAGCGGCGTTGCCTGAAGCGGTGGCTGCTTGTTGCGCTGCAATTATCTGATCTAATGATGTTTGCTGCGCGGCAAGTTGTTTATCAAGCCCGTCTTTATCAGCTGCAAGTTGCATTGTCAAAGTGTCTTTTTGCGCTGTAATTTGACGAGTAGTTGCAGTATCTAAGGCGCCAATTTGTTTGTCCGTTGCGGCTTCTTGCGCGGCAATTTGCCTAATAAGCGCTTTTTCTTGCGCGGTAAGCTGTTGGTCAAGCGCGGTTTCTTGCGCGGCAATCTGCTTGTCGGCAATTTGCAATGACACGTCGCCCGCTTGTTCCGCTGCGTTAACTTGAACTTCAGCAGCGCTTTTAGAGGCTTTGCTACCTATGACTGCACTGGCAACAATTGCCGTACCTGCTATCCATGCGCTCATAATATTGCTCCTTGTATTGCAATGCCAAAATTGACTTTCATTGACGATCTATAGTCAACCAACAATTCATCCCCTGCGCTGATTTTACGCGTAGCGACCGCAAATATGTCATCTTGTATCAAAACTGGGATGATATTGTGCAACGCTGAGTGGTTGATAAATCTACCGCCTGGCGTTCGTTTACCGCCAAGGCGCCCAGGGCATACAGTCTCACCAAGTTCAAAATCCCGTGTGGCAAACAAACCCATTCCGTGAATTGGTGAGGGTTTTAGCTCGACACCCCACCCATCAGGCATGTCAATCAGATCAGACTCAATTTGTGCAATCTTTAAGATTTCGGCGTCTGTTGTGCCCAACTGGTGCAAAAAAACCCCGTAATCAATTTTTGCTTTTTGAATGTCTGTTCGGCTGTCGGCCAGCCCGCACTCGGGGACAACGTACAGTCGTTCTTCAAGAACCGCAAGATCAGTGCAATTGTCAGGGTTGTCGTAAACGTCAACCCAAACCACTTCTTCTTCAAACACTCGGCCAGCGCGTTGCATCCCTGCCTTAGATTCAAACTCGCACGGCGCGGTCAAAATCTTAACCCCATCGTCCGTATTTACGGCAATTGTGCCTTTTTCCAACCGCACGCGATAGGATGTTTTGTGTTCAGCCCCAGTTAATACTGTCCATGCGGGGATTGTGACCGCCCGCTCGTACACGCTGGGTAGGAACTTGTGGGTTGTAATAATGTTGGCTTGCGGCAGTTTTAACAACTCATTTTGAAGCGCCTTAACTTTTTCAACCATAGGCATGGCAACAGCAAACCCTTTGCCGTAAGTCACAGAAGACGGTGCGTAAGTCATCATGATTTCATCACCACCCAACTAGTACCGTCAGACACAAGGGTTGCCCATGCGCCTACGCTGGCGGCAAGAATTGCTGTACTCGGCGTGGCGCTGCCAATTGGCGCAACATTGCTTGACGCTGACACCAGCGTCTGCGCTTGTAAGTTTTTAAACGTCACCGACCGACCGCCCCACGACGATGCGGCAGGCAACGTAACCGTGCAAGTCGAACCTGACTTGTTGTTGATAACCCACCCCTCATTGTCGGCCAGCGTAAAGTCAGCGGTTTTAGTGGCAATTGTTGTGGCGGCCATGCCTGTGCCGCCATTGGCGGTTAAAAGTACGCCCGAAACGCTGCTTAGATTGGCAATTACATTGCCTTGAAGCGATATTGTGCCCTCATTGGTAATGTCGCCCACCAATGACAAGCCGTCAGCAAAGCCCGTACCAATTACGCGGTTGACCGTGCCCGCACCTAAGTTTGCCCGCGCATCTGCCGCCGTAGACCCCCCAGTGCCGCCGTTTTGGATTTGCGCAACGCCTTGCGTAGAAGCGCCAGAAATCAAATAAATATTATTTAAAAAACGAAACCATTCACGGGAAATCAACCCCGTGTCTGTATCAAGTAGAGAAACCCTAGATGACGGTATTTTTGTGATGTTTTGCGAATCAGGCATTTGTTGGACTTGCAAGAAGTTCAGCGCCCATAATGGCAATCTTGATTGGGTCAGTGCCCGACACCTCGTAAACGCGGTCACGCAGCTTCAACGTCATGCCCAGCCGACGCCAAAGAACACGCGTGCCCCATGTGCCGGTTTTGCCCATAGAGCGCCAGTGTTCGTTGCTCCAAGTGTGGCCACCATCGTCAGACCAACGCAACATGACTTGAGGGTCGATGCCAAAGGTTTCAATTAAAGATGACTCAATCAGTATTCTGCCGCCCGCAGACGCAGGCGCTTCCCAAACAAGGAAATCACCACCTTCAGTAAGCAAATCGTCGTTAGCGCTAGATGTGTCAACAATTACAGGTGTTGTGGTAATGCTTGCGCTAATTGCGCCAGTCTCAGCATCAAGCTGAAGTGAATGCTGGGCGGTACGCTTTAAATCGTTTGTGCTTGTAGGCAAAGCCCGCCATGATCGAAGCCACTTTTGCACCGAGCCAGCGTCCGAGAACACGTTCAGGTCAAACGCGTAAATGTTACCAAGTTCATGGTCGCCCACAACAATTTCGTTGCTAAACGACATTTGGCAGTTTGAACGGTGGCGGGTAAAGCTGCCATTGATGAACGCGGCCCGTTCGTGCCAAAGTGATGTGGCAACGTCAAAAACCCATGTGCTGTTGGCCGAAGGAAAAATTAAGACATAAAACGAATGACCGTCTTGCTGGTAAGTGTAGGCAATAGCATCGCTCATGTTGGCGTATTGCTGAATTTGCCATTCAACTGCATGAGTAGAGATGCGCTGCGCAGTGTATCCGTTGGCGCGGTAAACAATACCTTTTCCACGGGCGTCAGCACCCAACCAAAAAATGCCGTTGTCTAATTTGGCAACAGAAAACGCGGCAATACAGCCTATTTCGTTAAATGCGCCTTGAACGGGGCTAAGTGGAAAATCAAGACCGCCTGAGTTGTACCAAACTTCAACGGTGTTAGTGCCAAACAACCAAGCTTCGCGGTGATCCACAAGAATCGACACCAAGCCGTCAGGAGAGCCTTCAGCGCTTGCAAATTCAAGCGGGTCGATGGATGTACCGTCTAGCAAACTTGTGACCCATAAACGCTGGCTATTGGGTTCGTTGAACACAAAATAACCGTCCAAATAACCCACAGTGACGGCGCCGGGGAAATCAGGATCGTCAATCTGCTTAAATTCAAGCGTCAAGCTGTTGTAAATAAAGCTAGGGCCATTGCAAGCAATGAACAGCTGCGTCCCGTTGTCCGACATGCTGACAGGGCCAGCAGAGCCTGAAACAGTGCCGATGGCAGAAGCACCCCAAATTGAAGTAATTTTGTACAGCGTTTCACCAGAAACAGCGTACCCATACCCACCAAACTGCCACAGGCCGCGAATGGGGCCGTCGCCCATGTTAGCAAGAAGGCGCAATCCGGGGGCGCGGTTTAAAAACCCCGGCTCTTTACCGCCTTCGGGTATGGCCTCGGGAAACAAATTGACCATGCGGCTGTCTGCCGCATTGACGCTGCGGGCTACATACGATGACCCAAGGATCGGCGTTTTCATCAGTAGTTGCCAGCGTATATGTTAAAGCGTTGACGATTTGACACAATTGCGTACGGCATTGACATCACGTCATCTGGGTTGTTGATGCGCTTCAAGTTGCGCTTGCTTGTCATAGCGATGCGCTTTACTTGCTCACTTGGCTCAATGCCAAACTCGGGCGCAATTTCCATTGCCAAGTTATAAGTAAACGCTCGCAAATAGCCTGGCGGAAACAACATTTGCGTTGCCAACGTAGCAGGTTGAGTTAGTTTTTCAACAGAAATAAAGTGCCATTCCAAGTCCCGCGTAGGTTGCGGGTATACCGTCATGGTAAAATTGGGGTATGTGTTATTGACAAAAATAACTTGCGGGTATGTGGACGTTACGGTCTTAACCGCAATGCCGTCATACTGTTGCTGATTGATAAACTTAATGCCAAAAGACACGTTTGTGCCTGGATCACGGTAATAAGTTGCATCGTCTAGCAACACTGGGCGCAGGCCCACAAAGTTGCCAGTTGGGCCAAGCGTTCGTGTAATCTGGCCCGCAGGCCAAGTAAACATTTGATCTTGTGTGGCAAACACCGAAAGTCGCTCGGTATTCCACGAATCAATCATTTGATCGAGCGCCGTCAAGGCGTCGGTTGACATATCCGCCGTAGGTGTTTCACCTTCAGCCAGTACACCTAGCAAACGCAATGCTCGGTTAATTTGATCGCCAGCGGTGTACGTTGCCATACTTAGACCTTTTCAATAATCACTTTTCTACGGCGCTTAACTTCCAGCACGTTTACAGGAGCCGCTTCAGGTTCAAAAGGCGTATCTAGATTGTAGCGTGCCCAGCCATTTTTTTCATCAGCAACAGCCTCAAGTTCCATTGTGGCCACTTTAGCGCCATGAATTGGATGTTTGAGATAAATGTTCATGGTAGAAAGGGGGTGATTAGCCCCCTTTTGGTTAGGATGCTACTAATGGAACAGAATACCACTGAGTAGTAGAAGACGCTACCAACAATGAACTGGTAAGGTTTGTAATGCTATACGCACCGTTAGCCGCAACCGCATTGATTGCCCCGCCAGTGGCGGGATAAATATTCAACGCGCCAGCAGCGGTGTTTTTAACAATAATTACCATACCAGCTACCGCTGTAGGCAAAATTACGCCTTTAGTACCATCTGCCGCCGAAACGACATTGATACCCTCAGCTAGTGCAGCAGCATTGCCTTGAGTACTGCCCGCCGCCGCAACAGCAGCAACAGGAAGGCGAATAGCGCCGGTTGACGTGCCGGTTACGGTCGTAGCGGTTATGGTTGTAGCGGTCACTGTTTGCAACGCTGACGCGCCGGTTACGGTTACGCTTTCAAATTCAGGGTCGCTAAACGCGACGCCTACAGCTTTTGTATTTGGCATGATGTTTCCTTTAAAAATGAGGGCCAAAGCCCCCACTTAAGTTTTTAAGCCACGCGATAGATTGAGTACGCTGCATCACCTGTTTTGCGGAAACGAAACGTGCCAGATGTGTTGCTGGTTTTAGTCAGCGAATCTTGCACCGTGTCGTTACCAACAAGGGTGTTACCCGTGCCAGCGGTAAAAACTACATCATTTGCTGCATTGTCACCAATATTGATAAATGAGCAGTCAAATGTTGAGCCAACTTTAAGGCTAGTAAATGCAGCGTCAAGCAATGCGCCTGTTGGGAACACATAGGCTCCCGCGTCTGTGCCGCCTGAGTCCATGGTACACACACCAGCAGCTAAATTTTCTGCGGTGATAGTAACAGCCGCGCCAGTTAACGCGACAGGTGCACTAGTGTTAGAAAAACTGATTTCGCCGAGATTGCCGTCACCAACTTGGTAACCGCTTGCGCCATTAGGTAAAGCCATGATAATTTCCTTAAAAAGATGTTAAGACGAAAGGGGCCAAAGCCCCGTTCAGATTAGCCCCACATGCGGCAAGCCATTTGTGGGCGGATTGTGCTGAAACCGTACAAAACGTCAATACGGCAAGGCATCCGGTCATTGTTAATATCGTACTGGCGAACCACACGCAAACTAATACCGTTGTGAACAGCGCGGGCAGCCATGTCAACACCTTGGGGCAACAACAAGTCAGCAGTTGCAAACGTGATGGCATCCTTGTGATAGATCAAGTTTTGAGCGTACTGAGTAGAAGCAGCGCCCACAAAGGTCACAGTACCGCCAGTTGCAGGCAACACGTCCACAGTAGCCAACGCATGTGCGGCGGAGTACATAGGAGCAACAGTTACAGTCCAAGTACCAGATGAGGCCGTAACGGTAGTCAAAGCCACAAATTGGAACAAAGAGCCTGTAGATTCACGAGTCTGTGGGTTAACAGCATTGCAACCGCTGACAGTGAACACGTCACCAGCATTGATTGTTGTTGACACAGAACCTTGCTCCAACAGAATGGTCGATGAACCTTCGGCAGTCACGCCAGGGGTTTTAACCAGTGTAGTTGAGGTGGTGAGGCGTGAGCCAGTTGTGTGTTGCTTGATAGACTGAGACATGTTGACTTCTTCAAAGCCCAACACGCCAGTGCCCATCATGCCGTTTTTAAACTGCTTGCTGATAGTGTCGGTAGGGTTAAACAAACCCTTCATGCCTTCAACCAAACCAGCGTTAGCGGCTGGGTTGACGGTGGCATAACGTGGAGACATGCTGGCAGCGTTTTCGTTCAACTTTTGCTGGGCTTGCAACAGCACCAAAGAAGTTGAAGGCGTAGTGCCAGGTGTACCAACGGTGTTACCAATGGTTTTGTACGCATTGGCAACGTCAGCGTCAATGCTAGAGGCCAACTGGCTGATACGTGGCTTTAGGACACGTTCTGCAAAGTCGTCCAACTGCATGGTCAATTCAGCGGATGTGAAGTTAACACCAATGTGCTTTTGGTTTGCCACAGTCAAAGTGGTGAACTGTTCGTTGTCGTCCTGAACTTGCAGGGCGGCGCCGTCAGTAACCAAAGCGCGGTCGGGCAAACGAATACGCAATGTAGAGCCAATTTTGGCACCTTCAACAGCAAAAGAATCGTCATACTGGCGGTTCACGTTGCGTGTCAAAACGAGGTTGTTTTCCAAGATCTCCAACGCTTTGCGTGTGATCATGTCAATCGTCAGAATACTATTAGACATTTAAAGTCCTTTCAAAAAAATTTAGCGAAGTCGCTGCGCTTCTGCTTTGCGAATCTGGCGATTGCGTTCGGCTTCGATCCATTCCGAGGTAGACATGGTTTTGATTGACCGAGGGTCAGTCGTATCATGGCTCGGGCTTCCCGAAGACCGCGCAGTCACCGGACTAATTGGCGTTGGCGCAGATGTTGTTTTCTTCACCGGAGGATTATCAGCCAATTTGACTTCAATCTTTCCGATTTCGCGTGCCTGCATCAAAGGCGGCAAACGGGCGATGCGATCAGCCTCTTTTGGGTTTGTCCCTAGCCAATAAGCTAGATCAGGCCCAATATCAGAATACTGAATTGTCTCCGCCATTACGTCTGTGATTCGCAGCTTGGGGTTGTACACAACGTCTTCAAAATCGTCGTATTTGTCCCGTGCTTTTTCTTCACGTTCGCTGTAGGCTTCTACAATTACAGCTTGCTCTTTTTGACGATCCCGTTGAGCTAACAATTCTTCGGCTTTTTTAAATGCCAGTGCTTCCGCATAGGCATCAGGGCTTTCAAAATTGTCAATCGACGGAACTGTTGTTGGAGCAACTGGCACGGCTTGCCGTGCGGCTTGTTCACGTTCCCATTTGCGTTGTTCTCTTGCGAGGCGCTTGCCAATAGCAGCATCGAGTTCGTCTTGCGTAAATGTTTTTAACGCAGATTGATCGGGCTGGTTCTCAGCTACTTCCGGCGAAGGTACAGCAGTGTCAGGTGTGGCCGTCACACTTTGCGCTGGCGCGGAGTCAACTTCCGCTAGGTTTTGGACTTCTTCAGTCATTCTTTAACTCTTTAGAGTTCCCGGTGAACCTCACCGGTAAGGTTTAAAGCATTCGCGTAAGCACACGTTGACCAGCGGTAAGGCCAGTAGCAAACGTAATACTTGTTGTGCTGGTTTCAGTATAGTCTACGTTGAACTCTTTGACTAGTCCATCGACAATTACCATTAAAAATCCACCAAGCCCGTATTCAGGCACAGTAAACACAGTTTGCGTTGCGGTTGCAACAGTGACTGGGTTTTGAGCGCTTTGAGCGCTGTTGATTCCGTTGGCAGTCCAAATCAAATTGTCGCTTGAATCTTTAAGCGTCAATGAATATTGAGAAGGGCCAAACCACACGTTTGCTTCACCCCGCGAGTCCAAAATTACAGGGTTTGCGTTGGTAAAGTTTGCCGTGCTGTCGGTGTAAGTAGCCAAAGGCGTTGAGGTTCCGCTGGCGTACGTGAACAGTTTTCCGCCGACAAGAGGTACTCCTGCCGCAGTAAAAAACTGCATTTTTGGTGAAGGGCTAAGTGTTGCGGTCATAGTTAAGGGGCCACAGGCCAGTCAATAGTCCAAGGAAAGCCAGTTTGCAATGTAATGTCACGCAAACTTTGACGATAAGTTGCCCAAGCTGCTTTGTCAACTGGCGCGTCTGCAAGTTGTGTCCAGTCTGATGCTGACAACGCTCGGTTGCGGTTGTCACGCATAGCTTGCGTATGTGCAGCGTCAACAGCTGCTTTAGACTCGTTGCCCATTTCAACCACGCTGTGCTTGGTGTACCACTTGCCGTCAATCTGCTCAACGCCGTCGCGGTACGCGTGTTGGTAGCGGGTTGTTTGCGCTTGCGGGCCTTCAAAAACCACATCGTATAGGCCATCTAGTGGCCCGCTGGTGTTGGGGTACAAGTCTCGCAAATCTTTTTGCAACACAACCGCACCTGTTTCTTTGATTCTGATTTGCATAATGTGTTTACGCTATGGCCAAGAAAATGTACGTTCCGCCGTTGGCGTTGATGGCCGCAGGGGCGGTGCTTGTCAATTCAAAACCTGCGGCGTAAGCGTCAACGTAATCAGTTGATGTTACTTCGGCAGCATTGCTGTTAAACAGCAGGTATGGATCGTTGCCAGCTATGATGCCTCGGGAAGTATCCCAAACATACCAATCGCCCGTTGAGTCTGTGCGCTTGATAAGCACAAATCTTGCGCCAGTATTAAAGTTGCAGTTAATTTGCTGAGTTGTAGCTGTGCCTGTGTATGAGCCAACCTTGGACACGCCAAGGCAAGAGGCAAACAGGTAGGCTACGTAAGTTCCCGCGCTGGCATTTGTTGTGGTGCTTGTCCCAATGCTAAAAACAGAAGCTGTTGGCGTTGTGCTATTCCAACGAGTTGCGCCTGTGGCTGCTGCGGCTGTGCTGTTTAAAACAAGGTATTGTGTGTTAGCAAGCGCAGAACAATACGTGTCCCAATCGGCGGTTGTATCTCTACGCTTAACAATTATTAACTCAGGCACTACGCCCAAGTTATGCGTTTGAGTTGTATTACTTCCCGTCCCCGTATAGCAAACCTCATCAAAAAAACTGGGGGCACGGCGAAAAAAGTAGTTGATGTATGAGTAACCTGAAAGGTTTGTATCGTAGTTAAAAAACTGCCCCGGATCTAGCCCTTGACCAATGACGCCGTTTTGTCTGTTAAAGAAATAACCAACCGCACCAGGGTTGGGTTCACCGTTTGAAGAAATTGTGTACAACGCCGTATAGTTGCGCAGTCGGTCAAAGTCAACAAAGCCGCCAACAGCGCCTGAACCCGCTGATCCGCCAGCACCGCCTGACCTGTTCATAGTCAGTACCATGTCTGTTGTCATGGCAATATTAGGTGTAATTATTGGTGCGCTAGTGTCATCCCCTGTGCGCGTAAGAGTGCCAAACACAGTCGTGCCCAATCCAGGAATTTGCATTGGGCCACGGCGGATGGCGATGTAGATGTAGGTAGAAGCGCTAGTGTTTACTTCGCTACTTGTAGATGTAATTTGAAAGCCTGTTGCTAATGGTCTACCATATTCAACAGACGATTCAGCATTTGCCAAATTTGCTTGCAACGGAGAATCAGCTGTAACAACAACCATACCACGCATGATGTCCATAATTTGCCAATTGTCTGTGCCCGTAGTATTTTTAATCATTACCCATTGAGGTTCGTAGCCAAGCGTGACAACAGGGCCAGTAGCAGAACCATTACCTGTATAAGACCCACACGAAATCACATTTTCTGTAGAAAGTTGGCCAAAGCCACTTGCGTTGTGGGCAAATAGGTAGGCTACGTATGTGCCTCCAGAAGCGTTGACACTTGCGTCAGTGCCTACGCTAAACACCGTGCTTGTTGGAGTTGTGCTGTTCCAGCGTGTAGCCCCTGTTGCTACTGCGGCTGTAGAATTAAGCACCATGTATTGAGTATTTGCCAAACTGCGATGGTAAACCTGCCAATCTGCTGTTGTATCTGTGCGTTTGACAATAATGCAACCAGGCACTGAATCAAGACTGTGGGCAATGGTTGTGTTTGAACCCGTACCCGTATAAGTCACAACATCAAAGAACTTTGGCTGCTCTCGAAATGTCCATGAAACGTAAGTGGCCGCAGATGTGTTGTAGTCAGCATCAGCACCAATCGTAAATCCAGTTGCTGCAAATGCAGTTAGCCCTGTGCTTTCGGTCGCTTCTGCAGCGGTTGTTTCTGAAGCAAGCGATTTTGTAGCCCCTCGCGTTGTATCAGTTAAACGATGGCCAGTTGCGCCTGAACGGCCTTTTATCCAAACCATCCCGCCATCACCCGCCAAATCAATGTTATTGGTGATAGTCTGCGCACCGCCGTTGCCCGTATACAAGTATGTGCTAAACACTTGTTCAATGTACGGGGTGCTTTGTTCTCCACTAGCAGCGGCAAATAGTGCAAGCATTAGCGCACCACTTTTCCGTAAATGGTTGTACCTGCATCGCGTGTCCACAACAACACCCAATCAGTGCCAGATGTTTGCAAAGTTACGCCGTTAAGGGAAAAAGTTGTTGTGGTAGCGCCAGTTGATGTAATCCAGTTGATTGAAGGCCAAGTGATTGTGGCTGCGCCAAGGTTTACGCCTTCAATAAACAATTCACCCAAATTGCCGCTAGGGGGCCAGTTTGTTACGGTTAACGTAACTGTGCCTGTGGGCGCCCAGCGCTGAACTGAGCCGTTGGTGTAATCTAGCGCAGAAGTCGTAGTGCTGTCGTAGTAGGTGTACCCAGTGTCTTTGAACATTGCCCTACGAAGGATCGTGTCCGTCTGGTTAACCGCACCAGTGCCTTTTGGTGTGACGTTAATGTCAATGTTGGCATCTGTGCCGTCCGCCGACAATGTATTGCCAACCAAAGTCACGCCAGCTGCCGCAACATTGGTGTCAAAAGTTGTAGACAGAACAGTTGTAGCCGTAAGAGAAGACGCCGAAACAGCTTTACCTGCGGTCAAGTTGTTGACCGACACTTGTTTGGTGGCCCCAGACTGAACAATCGGCAAAACTTCCGTACCCGCAAGCGGGGTCGTTGCCGCAGGTAACTGGGAAATTTTTAAGTCGGCCATGATTAACCTTACATGTAATAGCTGATGTTCAGCTTGGCGCCGCCAACCTGTTCAATGAACTTAATGTTGGTCAAGTCACCATCATACTGCAAAGGAATACCAACTGCTAAAGGCATCCCTACTGATGCGCTTGGCGAAGTTCCGTCATCACGCCAACGAACCGCTTGGCCTTCAGCAACAATCAAAGCAAACACGGGTTGAGCGTTTAATCCGTTGGGTGTTCTTTGGGGAACTGTCAAATTGGTGGCGCTAGACAGGGTAGTGATTTGCTGATAACCCATGCAGGTCGTTACAGCTTTTAAATTCATGGACATGTTTAAAATCTCCGAGGTTGAGTAAATGAGCGCAAACGCATTGTAATTTCATTGCCAATACTTGGGGTAGTGCTAAAAAGCCACCCAGTGTTGTTGCCTGCGTCTACGTTTGTGATGGCCAAAGCATCAAAAATTGCACCGCCAGTAGCGTTGCTGTCTTGAATTGTCAAATACTCAACGGTGTTTGTCCCGCTGGCGTCAGAGATGGTGGCCTGCGATCCAAATGTTGTTGCGTACAAATATTTAGGGTTTGTACCTGATGTGGCAAATGCTCCAACAGTGCTTGTTGTACCTGACTTGAGTTTCAACGTGCCGTTGGTCATTGTCAGTGTGCGTGTGGAACCCATAGTCAAAGCATCTTGCATTTCCCAAGTGCCACCAATTCCGTTAAACGTAACTGGAAAATCAAGAGTTTGACTTGCGGTGGTTATAGTTTGAGATGTGGTTGCGGCAAATGTCCAAACACCTGTTCCAGCCGTAACTGTCATTCCTGTAGACAGAACTAAATTACCGTAAATAACTGGAGTTATATCAACCAAAGTTGATCCTGAAAAACCAGTAAAGTCTACTGTACCAACAACCCTAGTAACAGTACCAAGGTTAATAACATCTGCGCCTGCTGTGATATAAAAATTAGCGGCATTTGCAAAGCTACCGCCAGCACTAGTAGACCCGCCATTAAGACTGCGTTGTTGCCCCCCTATACCAATTCCAATAACTTCAACTGTTCTTGAGCCTGTTAAGGTAAGTCCTGTTGCTGTTGCGGTTGAATAAACACTTGCATTTAATCCAATAATAACTAGTTTTCCAGTACCAAAAGCCAATACGCGAGTGTTGGTACCGCCTGAAGTAAACAGCCCAGTTGTCAGCGTATAGCCGTTTAAATCCAACGTGCCATTGGTTAGTGTGCAAGTGCGTGTAGCACCAGAAGTTAGTGCGGCTTGAAGTTGCCAAGTGCCACCTACTCCGTTAAAGGTGAATGGGCGGTCAAAGGTAACACCAGCAGTGTCAATTGTCTTTGTTCCAGATGTGGCGGCAAACGTAAGAGCGTTTGCAGTAGCGGTTGCCGACATCCCCGTAGACGCTTTAAAATTTCCATAAATAGTTGCTGGCGTTGTTCCAAGCGCCCCAGCATACCCTGTTGGGTTTGTGCCATCGGTAAAATCTAAATCTCTATATGCTGGTGCAGTACCCAAGCTAAAAGTTCCCGTACCCGCAGTAATCCTAAACGAAATACTGTTAGCTTCCGTAACTGTTCCGGGTTGAAGCGTCCTCGCTGTTGCGCTTGAGTTGGTGCAAATAATTAAAGGCGTACCACTAACCGCCATAGTCGTAGCACCAGTAAAGATCGTGCCTGTGCTGTTCAACGAGATCGTGTTTGTGCCAAAGGCAAGCGTGCCCGTAAAGCCCGTCATGGTCAGGGCTTGAATTGTTGGGCTGATATCAAGCGTGACTGTACCAGAGCCAGAGTTGGCGTCAAACGCCGCAGTGTCACCAGAACCCGGCACAGACGCGCCAGAAAGACTACCAGAAAGCAAAGACCAGTTGGTTGTGCTGTTCCAGTCACCTGTGCCGCCTGTTACCCAAAATCGTGCAGCCATATTTATTCCTCAACAGGCTCGTCAACCACAACAGGAGGGTTCTTGACAAAATCATCCCACTTGTCGTAACGGGCTTGCTTCATGGCCTCAATCTCAGCATCCGTCAGGCCGTGGTCATCCGCCAAATGCAAGGCATCTGTAAACCCGTTAATGGTGAAGTCAATTTTTATCATGCCAAAAATTTCAGTTTGTATAAAGTGCTCAAATACAACTCAACGATTCCATCAATCAAATTCTGAAGCGCAGAGTCAGTTTTGTCAATAAACTCATAACGCATCTGCTCAATTTCAGCCAGCGAAGCCTCAAGAAATTGAACAATGTTAGATGTCTTTTTGGCTGATTGCCGTGAAATTGGGCCAATCAAGCCGTGACGGCCTTGGTACGCTTCAGCAAATCCATCCGCCAAATCAATGATGCCATCATAAAACGTATTGAGCGCTGTGTGCTTGGAAAAACTGCGCGTGTTAAGGTGGACGCTGTGCGCCACATCTCTGGCCAAAAACAACGCGCCTACAAAATCAGCGCAGGTGCACTTACTCATACAGGCACTCCCATCATTTGTTGCGGCATACCTTCACCCATATCCGGCAGTTGCTGGGGCGACATTTGAGGCATACCAGACACCAAATCTCCCGTGTCAAGCGCGGCGGCAATCGTGCCCATCACAATGTCTTGAATTTGCTCGGGCGACATGCCAGCTTGCACCGCAGAGATACGTTGTGTCTCAGCTGCGTATGCCTTAACCATAGCCTCAAACTCTTTAATCTCGTTGGTACGGGCAATTTCCGAATTCTTGACATTATCCAACATTCCAACCATTTGATCCATTTGCTGACCCATGGCTTGAATTTGTTGCTGTGCGGCTTGCAACTCAGGCGAGGCATCGCCGTCGCTAGTAAGTCTGGGGTCAATCGTCTTGGCAAACCGCTTGGCCATCTCTTGAGCGCCAGGCCAGTCCATGTTCTTGACAAACAAATCACCCGCAACTTTCCACAGATCAGGATTGCCTTGCAATAATTGGCCCATTGCGTCAAGCGCCTCTTGCCGTTTGGTGGCGTAGCCTGGGCCGGTGGTCGCCACCACGTCGTACTTACCCACGCCGGGGTTGTAAATCTTATCAATGATGATGCCATCTTGATCACGAATTTCCCGCACCGGTTCTTCTTGCTCGGGATTGATCTTGGCCATTTTTGTCACGCCATCTTCGCCAATAATTCGGGCAACGCGCTGTGTGTCATAAATCTTAGGAATTAAATCAACCAGTTGGCGGGCAATGTGCCGCACACCACGGGTTAAATTGTCACCATAATGGTACGTGCCAACATCGCCCTCGCGCTGGCGTGCCATGATGGCTTTGCCCGAACGCTCGTTGCCGCCTTGGCCAAGCGATGCGTTGTATTGCCCCGTTGTAGCCTTGATGTCCTCAGATGCACCTGCTTTGGCCTGTAATAGACCGCTAGAGGCCATTGGAGGCTGCGCACGCTGGGGTAGTGGCAAAGCACTACCTTGACCGTCTGTAACGTCTGGATTGACCTCCAAATACGGCCAATTTGTCGTGTTTGCAGTCTTCCACTTGTCCTCATAGCCTTCAAACTGGCCGCCATAGCCAATAAACGGTGCTTTGGGCGCCAGTGCAAGCATCTCAGCCTCTTGCGACACCCAATAGTTGTACATGCGCTGGGCATCCTTGGCATTACGCACTAAGCCGCTAACGTAAAGCCTGCCATCAACCTCAAATTCATTGCCAACAATGCGAATAACAGGGATCCACTTGCCGGCCCAGTCGTTTTGCTCCAAGATCTCATAGCCGTTAATCTTGCAATAGCGCACGCGAGGGCGGTCTGCCTCGCGGGTGCGTCTTGGTTTGCCGTAAACAGCTCTCAAATCCTTGTCTTCAGGCGTGCCGTTAAAAGCCGTCGCGTTGCCGGGGTACAAATTAAGCGTCGTGCGGTCGTAGTCAATGTAGTAGTAATCAGCAATCCGAATGGTGTCCTCGTTCAACCAATTTGAAATAGACTGATCACCAACACCTAACGATTGCAGCGTTGTAATGGGCGCGGCATTAGGGTACATGCGCTCATAGTCATCGCGGGTCACATCTTCAGTCACAAAACACCACTTGGCATCTGCGCCAGTGGGGTCTTGAATTGTTGGATCCATGTAAACCGAAAAACTGTTGCGAACACGGCCAATCTTAATGTCCTGATCAAACGTATCCTCGTCGCAATACTCAGTCAAAAGGCGGATATAACCTTCGCCATAAGCCACTTGGTTCTCGCAAGCCGTGTCGTACGCCACATCAGCGTCCGAGATGTACTCAATGTGGCGAATCATGCCGTTCAAAATTTCAGCAACCTGCAAATCAGCCTTGTCATCCACCGGAATGACCTTGGCACCAGGGCGGTTCTGCCTCATGTCATTCGTCACCTGACGAACGTGCTGCGGCAACTTGTTAATCGTCAAGCAAGGGCGAGCGTTGATGGTCTGACCCTGCACCGCGCCGCGAGTAGCCAACACATCCGCAGGCCACTGCCAATGATTGTCAGGCGATCCAGCATAAAACCGCAAATCGTCAATCTCGTCCTCACGGGACTCAGACAACGCAGACATCGCCAAATCAAGCCGTGATCGTGCGGTTGCCAAAATGCTGGCATTACTTTGGTCTTTGGCCGAGCCGCCAACAGCAACTGCTGCTGCGGCTACGATGCCTGTTGGATCTTGTGCCATATTATTTTTTCTTCGGTGTGGCCGCGCGCTTGACAGCGTAAGCAATTGCCACGGCCTGCTTCACAGGCTTGCCAGCGGCAACTTCGGCCTTGACGTTTTTGCGAAATGCTTCAGGTGTTTTTGATTTAACAAGCGGCATTTTATTGACCGTGAATGACTGCAAAGTTAATTACAACAGCTTCGGATAGATTGCCGCCGCTGATATTTCGCAAAGTAATTGTGCAAGTGCCAGCGCTCATACTGCTAATCCAGCAGTTATATGCGCCCGATGTAGCACCAGAACTTACGTTCAAAATAATCACATCTTTAACGCTGATCAAGTTGTTGGTCAACGTAAAAGTTACGTTGGTTAACGTATTGAGCGTCGCACTGTCTGTTGTGATACGGCCCATGCTTGCATTGACCGTTACTCCGGTTGATTTGCTTGTGGCTTGCGTTACAGCCCCTTGCGCGCTAGAGGCGTAGCCAAGTTCTTCACTCGCATAGCAAGTGGTAAATTCTGGGTCTAGGAATGCAACACCAGTTGCTTTGGTGTTAGACATTATTTCTTCTTTGCTGTTTTAGCAGACTCTTTAAAATCTTTGGCCGAAGGCGCCGCCTTTGTGCCAGGCTTGTTCATCTTCTCTTTAGAACCAGCAGCAATCCGTGCTTGCTTTGCGTGAATGTTTGCATAAAGACCGGGTTTCGTAGCCATGATTTAACACTTCCATCTTTTAAGAGCCGCTTTAGCGCGTTCGCCATCTTTGGCGTTAGCAGCTACTGCGCCCATTCTTGCACAAAATGAATCCTTGCGGCCTTGCTCTGCCTTGGTCTTAGGATTAGGCGCTGGCGCTTTTAAATTAGAGCCAGTGGCGGCATTGTACTTAGCACGGCCCTTCTCGGTCAAACCCGCACCCTTAGACACCGGCAACTTCTCGCCTCGTCCAACAGAAAGTGACACATTCTTTTTAGTTGCCATTTAGCTCCCCATCCAAGATGTTGCAACAGATGCGCGGTCTTGAGTCAGAACGCGAGAATTTTTGGCATTGTACTCCCTGTGCGCCACAGGAAACGCAAACGTCACACATATCGCATCCGCCGCATCAGGTGAAGCCAAGCCTCTTGCTTTCATGTCTTTTTTTGACTCCAAAAAAATCGTGCCCTTCGAATCTGGCTTGATCATAGGCGATATTAAATCAGTTTTCAAGAACCTATCTTTGGGAATTGAAGCACTTTTCAACCAATCTTTCATTTTTCCCCACATTTCAGCCCTTTTATTGCCATACATGATCGGATTTGCCGATTTATTGCCAAAGTTGACACCTTTGATTTTGTACCTTTGTTCTTTCAACCTGTCAACAATGCCCGCGCCCAGCCCACCCTCGTCAATCACTACTAAGGTGGGCTTGAACTCCTCAATCGCCTCAATAATATGCCCCACCACCGTCATCGTGTCATCGCCCCTGTGGCGGTCAATCCTTACAATGTCCCTGCCCTGCCTAATAGCAATCACCGTGGCATCAGCGCCAAAGCGTGCAGGGTCAACCCCAATGATAATCGGCGCCGTTTGGTCTTTGTACTTAGGCCGTACCATCGCCTCATCCACAACACTTGCCGGTATAAACTGGTCATCACCCTCAGACGGAAACATGCCATACACCTCAACGTGCGCCTGTGCGCTGTCAGGGCCATACTCATCAATGATGCCCTGGTATACCTGCTTGTCTGTGCCTTCAACCGTTCTAGCATCCACCACCTTATTCGTCCAAAAATCGCGCTTGGAGTTAAAGCACTCATAAAAGTAACCAGTGTTACGCCGCGGATTGGAGAAAGCCAACCAAAGGCGGTTAGGCGTGTTCTCGGTAAAGAAACCCGCTGTCACAGCCCAGATCGAATCATCAATACCGCTTGCCTCATCAAAAATCACCATCACACCATCGTGGTTGTGAACACCAGCGTAAGAATCTGGGTTTTCCGCTGACCAAAGTCTGCCTTCGACGGCCCAATACCTTGTGCCTTTTCTGAGGTCTTTTTCAACCAGTTCAGTGAGCCAACTGGCAGGGGCCACTTTAGTGGCCGACACCTCAAACCAGTGGCTATTGAGTGACATGGCTAGCCATTTCGTAATCTCAGCCCATGTGACCGCACGCAGCTGGGCCTCGCTGTTGGCCGAAATAATGGTGGTAGAACCTATGCGGGTGGATAACATCCAGATGGTAAGCCATGACACAAGGGCTGACTTGCCAATACCTCGGCCAGAGGACACCGCTTGGCGCAAAGTCTCAAAATCTATACGGCCACGCTGGCGCTTAATGTGGGCTGCAATGTCCCGTAGGACTTCGCGTTGCCACTTGCGCGGGCCTTTGAAGTTGGCCAGTGGCGTGTTTTCCTGACCCCAAGGGAATGCAAACAACACAAACGCCTCTGGGTCGTCCGCAATCGCCGGCGTCCACAGCGTCGCCATAAGTTCCTGCTCGTCTTCGGGTTTGTAGATCGTGGTCTGCATAGGGTGAAATGTTAATAGAAAAAAAAATTTAAAAATGTTCGTGGGGCCACCGTTCCCGCGGCCCTTTCGCGCCGGCCCTACCCCCTCCCCCTCGGCCAGCGGGTGGAATTTTGGCTTGTCCACAGGCAGTTATGCACACTTGTCCACATTTACTTGTGGATAACTTAAACTGTAATGCTTTAATGAACATAAATCTGTGGATAACTTAGGGTCAACTTAACATAATGGTCATCGTATAAAGTAGAAACGGGAAAACCCTTGGTTTTGTTGCGTCTTTGCAACGTGACGGCGCGTGCGCGTAATTCTACAAAATCTATGCGGAAAGCGCATAACCTTTACGCTTCCTTAACCTCAACATCAACAACGCTACTGTCGTCATTCAGCACACGTTGCTTTGCTTCTTTGAGTGCGTCCATCACGCTAATGCGGTTATCAGTCACGGCAACGTCAATGCGATCACCATAAACTTTGGGCTTAAGTTTAGAAGCCACCCATTTGCGGGCATCAACTTGCATCCGTTTTTGTTGCACCCAAGCGCTAGCCATAGGGCCTTCTAAACCGTCTGGCATCTCTTGGTCAGCCAGTTCAATGATTTCCTCTGCCAAACGGTCTGCACGGCTTTCTACGGCCTTTTCGTACATGGTTCTAAACTCAGGGCTGTTTCTGAGTGTAAGCATCACCAATTGATACGACGGCATTCCTTCTGCTTTAATCGCCGTGCTTAGACTTTTACCTTCAGAAATCTGCTCACACAATATCTGCCAGCATGGATTATCAGCGCCATACACAACTGGTCTACCGCCAGGGTGCTTTTGCACCGCCAAGTTATCAGTCACTTGTAAACTCCTAAAAAAGCGAGGTACTCACACCAACGGCGCTTTCCCTCAAAGGTGCAGCAATGGCAACTGCGCACACGCATCATGTTATCACCTCAATCTCAACCTTGTAAACCTTTGGGCCACCAGACCTTTGGGCATACTGCCAATCAACCAAACTACTGCCATCATCAACGCCAAGCCAGTCAGCCACACCATCCCTGACCGCCTTAAACCCAGACTGCAAGTTATCGCCATCCAAGCGCCTTGGAGCCACCCTAGTGAGCACAATGGTCACCGGCAACACTTCCACCCCAAAAGACCGCGCAACAGCTGCTAATGCATTCTTAGTCTTTTGTCGCTGACTTTTGGTTAGCCTAGCTTTCGCAGCCCAATGCAGTCTCATGTTTGCCACTGACACAATTTTCATGTCCATCTCAACTTCTATCATTCAAACCCCCTGCCCAAAGTTCGGATGTACCGAACCCCTTTATGTACCGAACCTGGGTGTCCTATAAGGACACCCGGTACGTTTCGGTACACCAAAGGTGGGGTCACCCGGTACATTTCGGTACGTTTCGGTACATTTCGGTACACGCTTCGGTACATC